TAGAACTAGCGATAATAGCAGATCACAAACTTCTGATCCGTTGGCCGGAGCCGGTGTAGTAGCCGAAGTAATTACTACTGGGGCTCAAACTCAACTAATCACCCCGGCAGTATTAGGGTTCAATGACGATGGAACCCCGGGAACCACAATCTATGCTAGAGTAACAAATAATAGTGGTAGCAGTGCTGCTATTACTGTGACATTAACTTTACTACAATTAGAAGTATAATGGAACAATTAATATCTTTAGACATACCAAATCATTTACTCTCTGACGATCCTAAACAGCCCGATGAAGAAGGAAGACAAGAATACATAATTACTCTCCACAGTCATGATGACCTTGACCAGTTTTATGATGATATGGAAACACCTGGGGGGAGTTTATATATTCCAAATCGTGCGGTACCAGTAGAACAACGATTACCTAATAGTAGAAATACCAGTTATAGACTCACTGCTAAAGAAGTAGAAGAAATTAGGAATGATTCCAGAGTCTCAGCAGTAACTTTGACTTTAGAGGAAGCTGGATTAAAAATAATACCTCATTGGGTTCAAACATCTACTGCTTGGAGTAAAAGCCCTTCAATTGCCAGTACCAGCTTAAACTGGGGACTAAAAAGATGTACTGATGGAACAGATGACGGAAATTGGGGCACAGACGGCGGAATACTTGTACCTAAGGTAGTTTCTGGAACTGTTACAACTACAGCATCTGGTAAGAATGTAGACGTGATTATTGTCGACGATCATTTAAAAACAGCTCATCCTGAAGCAGCTTTTAATGTAGATGGCAGTGGCGGAAGTAGAGTCGTAGAATATAATTGGTTTCAACATAATCCTGCCGTCACTGGCGGTGCAGCGGGCACTTATACCTATTCTACCAGTCCTTCAGACAACCACGGAGCAAACGTAGCCGGTATAGCAGCAGGTAATACCTGTGGTTGGGCTAGAGATGCTAACATTTATTGTATTAATCCTTATGGAACTAGCGGTAATAGCCCTGCACCTAATGTCAATAATATTCTTAATTATATTAAAGAATTTCATCTTAACAAGCCAGTTAATCCTAATACTGGACGTAAAAATCCCACTATTGTTAATATGAGTATAGGTGTCACACCAACTCATGCTATACTTGGGACGACTACTAGTGCCAGTGGACCTATTACATCATTGAGATATGCTGGAAATGTCTATAATACTAGTACTTGGGGTGCTGTAGATTTTGCCTATCCTAGTAATAAAACTGGTGGCGCGCTCACAGGCACTGGGATGTTTGTTAGTCAAGTTAACGGTAATTGGGGTATATACTTTCCCACTCGCTATGATCCAATGGAAGCTGATATAGTTGATTTGACCAATGCTGGCGTTATTGTTGTAGTAGCTGCTGGTAACGAATATTCTGTTATGGAAAATTATTCAGACGATGTAAATGATCACTACAATGACTATATCGTAGTTAATGGTTTTACATTTTATCCAAGAAGAGGCGGTATAAGCACTGTGGAAGGCTGTATATGTGTGGGTTCAATTGATACTACAGTGGCACCAAGAAAATCAGATTTCAGTAACACAGGCCCAAGAATAGACATTTTTGCTCCAGGAAGTAACATAGCCAGTAGTTCTAATACCAATAGCAGCGGAGTAAGAGATTCAAGAAATACAAATTATTATAAAATTTTAATGAGCGGAACCAGTATGGCCTGCCCACAAGTTACAGGAATTTTAGCTTGTCTATTGGAAGTATACCCAGACTTAGATCAAAGTCAAGCATTAGATTTTTTAAATTCCACATTTAGCAAATCTAATCAACTATCACAAACTGGAAACGCTGAATTATATCTAGGTAGTTATTATTCATTAGCCGGTGCCGAAAATAGATATCTATTTTGCCAATTAGAAAGAAAAGTCATTGGTAATGTATATCCCAAACAAAATACTAAACTAAGACCAAGCTCAGGTCAAGCATGGCCTAGATCACGAATCAAAAGAATTTAATTAACCTAGGGTAAATATATTATATGAGTTTACAACTAAAAACAATCAATCTAGGTGCATATGCCAACGATGGCACAGGCGATGACCTACGAACAGCCTTTGCCAAAGTCAATCTTAATTTTACCGACATCAATGAAAATCTTGCACCTAAACTGGATAAAGATCTTAATCCAACATTAGGTGGTGACCTAAACCTTAATGGATTTAAACTTAAGAGCAATGGCCCTATTAGGATTGAATCCAATCAGGTTGTAGTGACTGGAACGCTTCAAGCCAGTCAATTCATTGGTCAAATTAGTGATATAAGTAATCATAAATTAGACGAGTTAGTTGACGTCGATCTAGGCGATGAGAGACAAATCGAAGACGGTAATACCATAGTATGGAATACTCAAAATAAAAAATGGATTGCCGGTAAGGCAACTGATGCCACATTAAGAGGCAATCTCGATGGCGGATCGGCTCTTACTATTTTTTCCGACAGTGACCCCGATGTCATTGATGGCGGTGATGCGTTTTTTAATCGATGAAAATTGCTGTTATAACTAGTGTTAGTGGGTTAAGCGGAGCTAGTATTCAGGATCCCGCTAATGGTGGATACTCCAATGCCGACTATTATGCATTTGTTGATCGCGAACATAATTGTAAAGTTTGGCAACAACGACCTTTATTAGACTTTAGTTTAGATTCATACTTCTATCCTAGACGCAATGCTAAATTACCCAAAGTAATGGGATTTCTTCTTGTGCCTGGTTATGACTACTATATTTGGCATGATCATCATTGTGAACTACAGATGAATCCAGAAGAACTAATCAATACTCATGTCAAAGGCAACGATATGGCTGTATGGAAACATGCTATTAGAAATTGTGTCTACGATGAAATTGACTTACTTGGTCGAATAAACTTTGACACCAACGATTCATTAGCCAGTACATTGGATTATTTTAATCGAACTAATTGGCCAAAAAATGCTGGCCTTTACGAATTAACCAGTTTGGCTTATTCTAATACACCCAAAGTGCAAGCAGCGTTGTTAACTTGGTGGGAATTTATCTGTAAATATAGTAGTAGAGATCAATTAAGTTTTCCGTTAATATCAAAGAAACATCGATTGAAATTAGGAATCATGCCTGGTTCAGCTCAGCCCTATGGTGGCAGTAATAGTATAATGCCTATAGTAAGGGACAAAAATAGCTAGCTAAAAACCTATAAATATAATTATAGGATAATATTATGCTGGAAATTTGGACAAAAAAATCTGGGTTTAACTTGGGAACTTACCAAGAACGAATTACCTATACCATTCCCCTACCTGTTACTACTATCACCGGTATTAAATTTCAATTAATTTCTGGTCGAATCCCACCTGGATTACGTTTAATAAAAAATAATTTAGTAGGCACACCATTAGAAGTAACTAAAGAAACTGTTTTTGAGTTTTGTATAAGAGCTAGTTCAAATAATGATTTTTCTGACAGGACCTATAAAATTACTATTCAAGGTTCTGATATACCTGTAATCATAGATCCCCCTGGTTTATTGCCTGTTGGCCCAAATAGTACATTTTTTATATTAGATTCTAGTCCAGTGGATTTTCAATTAAGCTTTACAGATTTTGATATAGATGCTGGTCAACAATTAAAAGCTTTTATTAATAACAACGACGGAATTCTGCCTCCAGGATTAACCATGGATGATAATGGCAGAATAACTGGCTTCATCGAACCTTTATTAGCTATACCTCTATCTGAAAGAAACGGTAATTATGATCGAAATTCCTATGATTCAAATGCGTTTGACTACGGTATTTTATCAAATGATGGTTTTGATTCATATAGGTATGACGTGGCAAATTATGATTTTTCTGCACCATTTGTTGGTACTAAAAAATTAAACAGAAATTATGAGTTTATTGTTTCAGTCAGTGATGGCTTTAATCTAGTTAAAAGAAAATTTAGGATTTTTGTAGTAGGTAATGATTTTTTACGTGCCGACAATATCATAATGACAGCTGGTAATAGTACCTATACTGCTGCCGGTAGTGGAGTCAGAGCACCTATATGGTATACCAACCCAGATTTAGGATTAATTAGAGCTAATAATTATACTATAATTAAATTAGATATCTATGAGGCCATAGAAACAGGCCCCGTATACTATGAATTAGAGCAATCTAACCCAGATGGAACAGTTAGCACACTCCCGCCTGGCCTTCAATTGGATATTATAAATGGTGAACTATACGGAGTAACACCATATCAATCTAGTATAATTCGAACCTATAATTTTACTGTTACTGCTTCAAGATATGGACCAAAAGGTGAAATAGCACCAAGTAAACGAACTTTTACTATTAAACTATTAGGAGAAGTCAATAGTACAATGTCATGGATTAGTCCTAGAAATTTAGGCAGACTCGATGCTAATTATGTTAGTGTACTAAAAATCCAAGCTAGTAGTACTTTGACTAATCCAAATATTGAATATAATTTAATTAGAGGCGAACTTCCGCCTGGATTGGAAATAGATAAAAAAGGCGAAATAATTGGCAAGATAAATCAGTACGGCGATAACGACTTGATAAAAGGAATGACAACTTTTGATAATAATACCTTCAGTATTGATAATACTGAAACAAGCATAGATCGAATTTATAAATTTATTATTCGTGCTCAAGACCAAGTAAACTATAGTGCTATTGACAAAGAATTTGAAATAGGGATTAACACCCCCAATGACAAATTGTATAGTAATATTTTTATTACTTCATATTTAGATCCTTTTATCCCAACACCGGAAACAAGCAAAAGAACTATGTATGAAAGGTTTATTAAAGATGAAACTATATTCACTAGAAAATATATCTATAGGATCGATGATCCCAGTTTTGGTATTCAACAAAATTTAAAATCATTGATTTATTCTGGCATCGAAACAAAAAAGGCAGGAGCCTATATAAGTGCCATGGGGTTTAATAATAAAAGAAAAAGATTTCAATTCGGCGCCGTTAAAACTGCCCAGGCAAAAATTTCTGGAACTGAAACATATGTTTACGATGTTGTATATGTAGATCTTGTAGATGCTTTAGATGCACCAAATAAAAGATTACCAATAGAATTAAAAAATATAAGCAAAATGTCTAATTCTATTACTGTAGATACTAGCAATAGAATCTGGGAGAAAAATGATAGTACAAATAATGAACCATTTTTACCTAGACCAAACAAAATTATTACCACAGATCAAACTGTTATATTGGGTAGTGATCCTAGGAGTACTATACGCTATCCTAATAGCTATTTAAATTGGAGAGATAGATTAAAAAACTGGACGCACTCCGATCCACTGGCTCCTGATGTAATATTAGAACAATTCCATATCGAACGCAACTATCTCCCATTATGGATGAGAAGCTTTCAAGATGATACTAGACAAGAATTAGGTTTTGTTTTAGCTTTACCGTTATGCTATTGCCTGCCTGGTTATGGCAAGGAAATAGTACTAAACATAAAAAATTCAAATTTTGATTTTAAATTATTAGATTTCACTGTGGATCGTTATATAATCGATTCCGTAATACCTCGTCTAGGAGAAAAAAATTATGGCGATAAATATCTCGTATTTAAAAATAATGAGGTAACTTTATGAGTCAAATAAACGTTAATAACATCAATGAATCATTTCCTATTCAGGGCCAAGATAATCCTAGCCAAGGTTTTAGAAATAATTTTTTGAATATTAAACAAGGATTACTAACTGCTAGGACAGAAATAACTGAATTACAAACTTCCTCTGCAAAACTCAATGTTACCAATAATTTTAATGGGAATAAATTAGAAAATATTCTTGTAAATCAGGTAGCCGAAACATTTAAAAATAATGGAAACAAAGGTGGTGGCGGTGTTGAAATTGTTGTCACTGAATCACAAGTTCAAAAAATAAAATTTATATCCAATAGCACTTTAAAGATTAGAGGTTGGCCCCCTATTAATTCCATAGCAAAAAGTTATAAAATGAGACTTCATCTATGCGGCGACGGTTTGGGCACTTATAGAATTTTATTTGCCACCGATAGTCAGGGAATGATTAAATATGCCGGAGACGGTGCTGCATTTCCAAACCCGTTCTTTGTCACAACCAATGACAAGGTCATCGATATTTGGAGTTATGACGGCGGAGTAACTGTTTTTTTTAAATATTTAGGCGAATTTGTATGAACCCTTTAATCAATGTTAGTAATCTTAAGGACAATGAAATAGATCAAAAAATCCAAGAACTTAGTCGTAAATATTTTATGACACATAATTCTGAAATGAAAAACCAGATACTTAATATATTGAATATCTATAAAGAAGAATTGAGCACAAGAAGAGCAGCAGCATGGGAAAAACAATCTAAACTGAATAAAAAAGATCTTGACAATCTCATCAATATCAACTAAAGTAGTTGGATGAGGACTGACAAATTTAGCAACGTAATCTATGACGTTAACGATGTGGTAGAATTGATCTACTCTGATAAAGAACACTTATTGGACAAAATTTATTCTGAGGATGTCGAAGAGTTTAAAAATTTGCCAACTAAAAAAATAGACCCTAATATCTATAATATAGACATTGAGGAGTTTGATCAAGTTTGTCAAAATGAATGGCTCATGCCAGATGACTATAAAAATCTTAACATAGTAAAGTTTGTATTAGATCAAACTACCAACGAGAAAGAATATCAAAGAGCAGTGGAAGAATTAGTTGAATATGAAAATAGAAATATGTTCAATCTACTTCGTTGGCTTAAATACATCGTAGATACATGCAGATCTAACAACATAGTTTGGGGTGTGGGTCGAGGTAGCAGTGTATCTAGTTATGTATTATATCTATTAGAAGTACATCGAATAGATAGCATTAAATACAATCTAGACTGGCAAGAATTTTTAAGATAAAGGAGATTTAGTATGTCTATGAAAGAACCAGCAAGAAAAAACTATAGAAGCATGTTAGGCACAGAAGTTGACATGGAAAAGCTAAGAAATCAAAACGAACTAGAATTAGCCGTAGGTAACGCTAGGGTAAATGCTCGGGGTGATGAAATTGGCCCTGGTGGAAAAATCATTCGCAAGCGTGAAGAAGTCATGCAGGAATATTACAAAGGCAATACAAAATAAGAGGATAAAATGGTAAGAGGACAATTAAAACCTATTAGAGATAGCATACTGGTTGCAGATATGAATTTTGACACTAGAGTAACTGCTGCTGGTATTATACTTAATAGCGACGATGGCAAAACTGAAGGCATTCGTCCGCGTTGGGGTCGAGTTTATGCCATTGGCCCGGAGCAAACTGAAGTTAAAACAGGTGAATGGGTTCTTATTGAACATGGTCGTTGGACTAGAGGTATTGAAGTAGAAAATGAAGATGGATCCATAACCACTATCCGTAAAATCGATAATGATTGTATTTTAGCATTATCCGACGAAGAACCCAGTGAGTTTTAAAATAATTCGATTGGCGAATAGGGCCATTGACTGGCCCTATTTTTTTCTGTATAATAACTGCACAGAGAGGTAATTATGAAAGAACTTTGGGTTGAAAAGTATCGTCCTAACACACTGGATGGGTATGTATTTAAAGATGACCACCAAAAGAATCAAATCGAAAACTGGATTAAAGAGGGCAGTATCCCACATTTGTTATTCAGTGGTCATGCCGGTGTGGGAAAAACTACCCTAGCTAAAATTTTGTTAAACAAGTTAAACGTTCAGGACGTTGATGTATTGTTTGCAAATGGCTCCAAAGAAGGTCGCAAAATTGAATGGGTAGATAAACTTATTGCATTTTGCTCTACTATGGCATTTGGCGATTATAAGGTTGTGCTTATTGACGAAGCAGACTATTTGAATCCACAATCTGTACAGCCAGCTTTGCGTAATCTCATGGAGCAATATACAAACAGTGTAAGATTCATCTTAACCTGTAATTACCCCAACAGAATTCTACCTCCTATACATAGTCGATGTCAAAACTTGCATATTGAAAAGACTGATTTAAATGAATTCACTGCTCGCGTGGCCACAATCCTAGTAGAAGAAAATATTGATTTTGAGCTCGATACGTTAGATACTATTGTCAAAGGCACTTATCCGGATCTAAGAAAATGTATTAATAATATACAAATGAACAGTATAGACGGGGTATTACGTTTACCAGACAATAATGACACAGGTTCTGCAGATTATAGGGTAGAAATGGTATCATTATTCAAATTGGGCAAAATTAGCGATGCTCGTAAATTAGTTTGTAGCCAAGCTAGGCCTGAAGAAATGGAAGATATCTATCGATGGCTGTATGATAATGTAGAATTATTTGGGGATGATGCTAAACAGGAAAAAGCCATTCTTATCATTAAGCAAGGGTTGGTGGATCATACCTTAGTCAGCGATCCGGAAATTAATCTTGCTGCAACATTAATTAGATTGTCGCATATTCAATGAGCGACGACAAATCAAACCTAGCTAAAGGAAGAGATAGTTACGATATCAATGTGGGCGATTCACTTGTAACTTTTTTCAATAGAAATGTCACACCGTATCCCACCGAAGCAGGTGGTCCTAAATTTGATCTTATTCCTGTTGAAAAGCAAAAAGATATCATGGTCAATGTGGCCAGAATGCACGCTCAACAAGAATACAATCGTATTATGGAGTTGGTTGTTGTACTACAAAAACAAGCTGCTAGTATTAAACGTAGGCTTGATATCACAGATGCGGTGCATGATGCAAAATATAATTTTCAAATATATCATGGGCAGATATATTGGCTGGCCTATAACAATATAGATAAATGCCCGATATTAACACATAATGGGCCTAATGATTGGAGTAGCGGACCGCCAACTCACTATGAATTCATATGCAAAGTTAAATGGCTGGGCGATCATACTTGGGTAGAAGTAGACGCCCAGGGAAATCCTATGTTTTAGTCTCCGTAAATAGACAAGACCTCCTTTACTGCTTGATGTCGTTCAATATCCTTATGGGTAAAATGAACGATATCAATATGTTCTAACTTTTTATGCTTTCCTAGTAGGATGCAAAAATTTATCAATCCATTGTCCTCAAGTCTATCTGCTTGGGCTAAGTCTCCTGTTACAATCATACGAGAATTTTCTCCTAAACGAGTTAAGAGCATTTTCATTTGATTAGTTGTGGCATTTTGCATTTCATCAGCTATAATCCAAGAGTTCTTAAAAGTACGTCCTCTCATATAGGCCAATGGGCTTATTTCAATAATGCCTTCCATTAACA